TGATCAACGACCGCCTGTTGTTGCTGCGCACCCTGGACAAGCCCGGCATGGAGTCGGACGAATTCGAATTGCGCATTGATGACCGGGACAGCGCCGTGTCGCTGCCCGAGCGCGGGGCCAGCATCGAAATCTATTTGGGCTATGCCGAAACCAGCCTGGTGCGCCTGGGGCGTTACACGGTCGACGAGATCGAGCTGTCCGGCCCGCCGGACACCCTGGTGATCCGGGGCAAGGCCAGCGACATGCGCGGCAGTGGCAAGACCACGCGCAGCGGCAGTTGGGAAGGCGTCAGCCTGGCCGCGATCGTGGCCACCGTCGCCCGGCGCAATGGCTGGGAGCCGGCCTGTACCGTGGGCACGATCGTGCCCCGGGCTGACCAGCTCGGCGAATCGGATTTTAATTTCATCACCCGGCTGGCCAAGCAGCACGATTGCACCGCCAAGGTGGCGGACGGCAAGCTGTTGGTGATGCCGCGTCAGGGTGGCGTCACGGCCAGCGGCAAGGCCTTTGGCGTCGTGACCATCACCCGGGCGGACGTCAGCCGCTTTTCATTCCGCCTCGGCGATCGCTCGACCCATAAGGCGGTCAATGCGCAGTTCCAGGACCAGGCCACCGGCAAGCTGACAGTGGTCAGCCTGAGCAACCCCGACGCGCCGGACGGCCTGCCGCCGGTGCATACCGATCGGCATATGCACCCGAACAAGACCGCTGCTGAACAGGCCGTCAAGGCGCGCCTGGCTGCGTTCAACCGCTCGACCGCCGCTGTGCGCCTGGAAATGCTCGGGCGTACCGACCTGTTTGCCGAGCGGGTGATTAACGCCACGGGCTTCAAGGTCGGGCTCGATGGTGAGTACCTGGTCGATTCCCTGGAGCAGGTATTCACCCAGTCCGGCTGGTCGACCACGGTTGAATGCAACGGCGGCAAGCAGGGCAAGGCCAAGGCCAAGGCCAAGGGCAAGAAGCCCACCACGCCGCTGAAAGTCGTTTCCCCGCTGTGATCCCCCATTTTTCTCTGACCGCCTACGGGCGGTTTTTTATGCCTGGAGTTCATGCAATGGCTTACCCCCCGCTTACCCAACAGAATCTGCTGGCCATCCTGCCCAACTGCCGGCCGGTGGTCGGTGCGTTCCTGCCGGCGCTCAACCGCGCCATGACCCGTTTCGATATCAACACCCGGGCGCGCCAGGCAGCGTTTCTGGCGCAGATCGGCCACGAGTCGGCGCAAATGACCAAGCTATCGGAAAGCCTGTATTACAAGGACGCCGAGCGGGTTGCGCAGTTGTTCAAATACGGCTTTGACCTGAACCATAACGGCCGTGTTGATCCGGCCGAGGTCGAGTTCGCCAAGGGCTATTTGCGCAACTCGGAAAAGCTGGCCAACCGGGTTTATGGCGGGCGTTTCGGTAACGGACCCGAGGCGTCCGGCGACGGCTACAAATACCGCGCGCGCGGCCTGATCGGTATCACCTTTCGCGACAACTACCGCTTGTGCGGCAAGGCCCTTGGCGTTCCCCTGGTCGAGCAACCCGAGTTGCTGGAGCATGCGGAATATGCCGCGCTGTCGGCGGCCTGGTTCTGGTGGGATCGCGGCTTGAACGACAAGGCCGACCTCGGGCTGTTCGATGGCATCAGCAGCGTGATCAACGGCGGCGGTAATGGCCGGGCAGAGCGGCGCGAGCTCTGGGCCACGGCCATGGCGGTGCTATGCGCCTGATCGATCTGATTCCGCCGGCGCTGCGCCCTTGGGCGGTGGCCCTGGTGCTGCTGGCGATCGCCGGCGCAGCCGCTGGAGGCGCCTGGCTGGTGCAAGACTGGCGGTATGGCAAGGCACTGGCCGAGCAGGCCGGCCAGGTCGACCAGGCGGCGCTCAAGCGTGCCGAGGATGCCCTGGCCGCGCTGGTGTTCGAGAGGGGCAAGCGGCTGGACCTGGAGGGCCGGCTAAAGACCAATGATGAAACCCACTACAAGGTTCTCAAAGATGCAAAGAAAACTCAGCAACGCCTTTCTGATGGCCTTGCCACTGCTACTGTCCGGCTGTCAGTCCTTCTTGCCACCGGACCCGGGCGCGTGGGCGGTGACGGGCTGTCAGCCACTGCCAGTGCCGGCGGCGTGGTTCATGGCCCCACAAGAGGCCAACTTGACCCAGCGCATGCTCAACGAATTATCGGCATCACCGATGCCGGCGACCAAGGATTGATCGCATTGGCGGCCTGCCAGGCCTTTGCCAAAGAAGTCTCAACACCGAAGTGAAAAGAGCGACCGGATTGGATGCGTCAACATCCAAACCGGCCGCTGTCCCTGCAGATGGTCCCTGCAAGTCCAGCCGAGGCTCTTGCTCCGTGCACAAAGCGCGGCGAGCCTAGCACCTGTTTATCCATACAGTAAAGGTCTTGCTCTCTATGTCTACACCTATGATTCCTTGGATGGGCGGCAAACGCCGCTTGGCCGATCGCCTCATTCCACTTTTTCCGCCACACGAATGCTACGTCGAAGTCTTTGCCGGCGGTGCTGCGCTCTATTTCATGCGGCCCCAGGCTGCACCTGTGGAAGTCCTCAACGATATCAACGGCGACTTGGTGACGCTGTACCGCGTCGTGCAGAATCACCTCGAAGAGTTTGTGCGCCAGTTCAAATGGGCGCTGAGCTCACGCCAGGTGTTTGAATGGCAGAAGATGACCCGCCCCGAAACCCTCACCGACATCCAGCGCGCCGCCCGATTTTTCTACCTGCAGCATCATGCGTTCGCCGGCAAGGTCACCGGACAAACATTCGGTACCGCCACCACTGGCCCGGCCATCAACCTGCTGCGAATCGAGGAAAACCTCTCGGCCGCATGGCAGCGTCTGTCGGGTACGTACGTCGAAAATCTCCCCTGGCTTGAATGCGCCGAACGCTATGACCGTGCCCACACCTTTCACTACATGGACCCGCCTTACTGGCAGACCGCCGGCTATGGGGTGGACTTTCCCTTTGAAAACTACGAACTCATGGCCGACTTCATGCGCCGCTGTAAAGGCAAGGTAATGGTCAGCATCAACGATCATCCGGACATCCGCCGCGTGTTTGAGGGCTTCCACTTCGAGACGCTGGACATCCGCTATTGCAACACCAATCAACGGCAGGGCAAGGCCGAGGTGAGTGGTGAACTGGTGATCATGAACTGGGAACCAGCAGCTTTGGGCGGGTTATTTTGAATTGTAGGCGGCTTACTGAAGTCGAGCAGCGCTATGTGCTCGCACTTGCGACTTTGCCTGATCAGGCTGTTTAGTGTCTAAGTCTAATGACGCTGAATAGTCTTAACCCTAAATGATGAGGGGGTAAATAAATTTTTACCCCATCCATTTGATTTCTATTTCTTTGATCGTCTGAAGGCGTTTTCCATAGAGTCACTAAGTTGAGTGACCTGCTCAATAACCCCCTCATATTCCTTTATCGTCGAAGCATCTATAGTGGACAATTGATCTTTTATTACTTGAAAACTAGATGAAGTGCTTCCCTTGCTAATATGCTCATTTGCTTTTTCTTGTAATACGGATAAAGTATATTTGAGATCTTCTAGTTCAAGCATCCCGAGGCTGTTAAGGTTTAGAGCAAAGATTATAGAGGTTTCGGATAAGCCTGCTTTTTTGATTTGTATGAAAGTGGTCTTTAAGAGTTTGGTGGTTTTCCTTTTTAGATTGCCTGTAGCCAAAGAGTGGATTGCAAAGACAAAGCCGGATATAGCTCTCATTCGCTCGTCTAAGTCCATCAATGAAACGTTCAGTATGAATTTGCTTAGCTCTTTATTGTCCTTAAAAAGATCCGCTTCAACTTCATGGTTGTCCTTGATTAGATATAGAAGGCTGGAAAACAGGGATCCTCGTTCTTGTATTGGTAGGTATGAATTAGAGTTGATTTTTTGCATCTGCTCATCGAACAGCATCTTCAAATCACTGCCCGAAAAGGAGTTACCATATCGATTGAACTGAACAACAATGAATTTATTAATTATTTCCGATAGGGTTGTCCATCTGTTCGTATCGACGGCGGACACTAAGTGATTAAGAATTGTACTGCTTACGGGTTGTTCGTGTTTTGCATAGGAGAGAATAATTAACGCATTTGACCATGCATCGGAAGCAAAATCGGATGTGTGTTTTTTACTAGAAGAAATCTCCGAAAGACAATTTTCGAGGATCTTAAAAGCGTAATTAAATGTCTTGGTTGAAATTTGCAATGATTCGTTTTCTTGCAAGGTTTCTGACAAAAAACGTGCAAGATCTTTTGGCTTAAATGAAATAACCGCAAGATAAAGAATTGTTTCGTCAATTACTATTTTGTTGTCTAGGCACATTCTTTTGACTATTGACTCAAAAGCAATTGCTGCTATGTTTTTGTAATCCGAAGAGTATATTACCGAAATTTTATTTTTTATTACAAATAAGATTGTGGCGTGGGCTTGGTTGTACATTGATTCAAGTTTGTTGCTGAGCGACATCCCCCCTTTTTTTATGATTTTTATTTCATCATCTATTTCGCGGCTAAGATTAGAGATTTTTTTGAATCTTTCTAGTAAAAATGAATTGCTGGCATCTAGACCCTGAAATAAAGGCTTTTGTCTGCTTGTTATGCTTTTAGGGAATTTATCGATCATTTCGGAGATGTTATCATTTCTCGATAGCTGTTCCTGCATCGAAACTTCGAGAAAATCTTGATCAAGATCCCATGGAATCTCGCCAAAGCTCAATTGTTTTTTGTTGAATGACGATACTAGCGATTTGATAAAGTTAGATTTCAAAAAAAATCGATTTGCAACATGCATGAAAGAGTCTCGTGCAATTGCAAGTTTTTTAAGATAGTAGTTGTCGAATGCAAACTGGAAGCTATCCTCAAGATTATTGTGCAGACTGATGCTGACGGAAGCACTTCTTGACTTTATAAGGCTGAAGTCAAATGTTGTGTATTCATCCGAAATTTCAAATTTTGAAGGATTTTTAATTCTGTAGAAAGATTTTACTGAAGTGAATAGTTGAAATTCTGAAATTGGTATGTGTGCTAGTAACTTAACAAGGCATGTTCTTATCTTTCTTAATTGAGCTCTGGTATATTTTTTTTCTTCAGCGCTCAGGTTGTATGCAATAATGTTGCGCTCAGGGCTGTAATATATTTTGTTCACTTCCTTTGTGTTGAGTCGGTCTTTAACTAACTGCACAAAAGTGCTTGGATAAACAATTTTCCAGTTGGAAACGTCTGACAAAATTTCAACTAAAATATCAGATGTTTCTATGTCTTCTGGATGGGTGATCCTTTTTAACGTATAAGCAACTCCCATGCTTTTTGTTGAGAGTTCTGTGTGGTCTAAGCTTGAGTCATTATCATCTTCCCGTAAAAGTGGATATACCCCCTTTTCCCTTAGGTAGTTACATTCGGATAAGGTGATTTTACTTTCTGTCAGGATTGTAAAGGAAGGAGGGGCATCTTGAGTTCTGTTTCTGATCCAACTAAGTATCTGATTTAAGTTGTAATCACTAATGCTATATCCAATAAAAAGCACAACGTGTGTTGAAAACAAACTTTTTATAAAGTTTTCGATCAGAGGGAATTTGTCGGTGTAGGCGAGGTAGTCAGACTCTTTGAATATTATATTCCTATGAGATAAGTCGCCGTGCATTTTTACTAATAATTGCGAGCTCGGAGAGGAAGCAAGTTCGTGGTCTGATGCAACCTTGAAATATAGTTCTCCGCGATTCTCTATCGCCTTTTCGAGGAGGTTGTCCCAATTTGTGGTGACTATATGCTGAGGTTTGAGTTGTAGGATTAGCTCGTGTAAAAGGTTCGGTTGACTTCCTGAAGGGAAAAACTCATTTATTTTACTGTAGTACGTATTTCTCCCATATTGCAGATAAAAGTGCTCGGCAATTTTCAAGTAATCATCGGTTCTTGGGTTTTCCAAAGCGTTTTTCATTAGGTTGATTAGATCTCCCCAAGAGGGGAGCTTTGAGTCATATGAAACCGCAGAGCCAACAAAGATCGCGAGTTTATTGTTTTCGATTGCTTTGCGTAATGTGCGGAAATGTTCTTTATTTATTATTTCCATTTTTTGTTTTTCCATGTTTAGTATTTGGTTGACGGTAATCTATCGCAATATTATATGGCCCGTCATCAGGGTTCCGAAGCTCACTTTGATTTCAGAGCAGCTTAGAACAAGCCGTTTCCCTCGAATGGCTTGATCAAGTCGGGCCCCTGATTGCGCACATTGCCAATCGCACGGTCTACCTTGAACCACTCGAACGCCTCAGTTGGTTGGCCCTGGTGCATCGCTATCTGTTCTGCGCGCTCCTTTGGCGTGGCCGGATCGAGCCATTCTCGGGCGAGTTCTGGTGACAGCGTTACCGGCCGGCGGTCGTGGATATCGACCATTCCACCAGCACTGTCGGCGGTGATGATGACGAAGCCATCATGTTCGCTTGGCCCATGCTCGGCATTAGGATATTGGCCGATCGCAGCGCACAGGATTGGTGACCGGTCCCGCCGGCGGATCAGATAGGGCTGCTTCTTTGGTCCGCCTTCATCTACCCATTCAAACCAGTTGTTGATGGCGATGATCGCCCGGTGCGGCCAGATTGCGCGGAAGAATGGGCCGTGTGCGACTTTCTCCACTCTCGCATTGATCGGTGCTGCGCGGTCCTTAGCCCAATGCGGTCGCCATCCCCAGCACACCATGTCTGCGTGCAGGTACTCACCTTCCTGGTGAAAGATGGCGAGCTGGGATGTCGGAGCGGCGTTGTACCGCTCGAACGGATGGTCGCCGGCGCTGTTTACCAGAGGGTTGGGCATGCTGAGTGCCGCGACGAAGTCGTGGATGCCATCGTATTGGGAAAGTCGTCCGCACATATTCAGCCTCTCTGATTGCCAGCTTGCAACTCGCGAATGATCCTTTCCTTTTGATCCAGGACCAGCCTCAGGCTTCGGATCTGGAAAAGCTGGTCGGTGGTTTCCGCCTCCAGGTTCGCCATCCATGCCAGCTTCTTTTGGAGTTCGGTCGACAGCTGATCGTTCATTTCCACCAAGGTGGAAATATTTACCTTTGCCGCGTGCAGCTGACGCTTTAGATCCTGGACGTCTTCCTCGAGCATGCTTGCGTAATGCTTGACGGTTTCCAGCCTGGTCGGGCTGCCGAGCCATTCGCTGGTGTCTTCGATTTCGTAGGGGTCCACGGTCGCGCCTCACACATACTGTTTGGATATACAGTAATTGAGGTGCGGCGTTATGGCGAATGCTGGCGACGGAATGCCAAGCAGATCACTCCGGAGTCATCATCACCGCGAGCGTCATTTTGATGAACTCCTCATTCTTGTCGATAGAGTCCAAGGCGCCGCGGACGTTATCGGCAACGTCGGCTGCGCCGTGTTGTTCGACCCAATTCGATAACTCCATGATGGCGGCTTCCAGGGCGAGCTGGTTTTCGTTGATTTTGAATAGTAGGGAAGGGAGCAGGTCAGAATGTGGCATCGCGAATCCTCGGTTCTGAGGTCTTGTGAGAAGGGGACCGACATAATTAAATAGTGGCAATTTGACCTTGTGTTCTGAGGGCCTGTAAATTTCGCAGCGCGCTGCTCGCGCACCTCGCCAAGTCAAATTGCGGGGATCACACTATATCTAGGGATTGAAATTGGCCAAGCTCATGTGGATCGTCACCATTATTATGTCCTTCGTGGGCGCTTTCATTGGTTTCTATGGAATGTACGCGGCTAGTAGTGCGCCGCAGGAAGCCGCTGCTGCTGCGATGGGACTGGCGTGCGCTGTCATTCCATATTGCGCTGCCCGCGCATTCAGTGAAATCCGCACGCTTCAGTAGAAAGACGGAGTATTGAGCCCACCTTGATTTCATAGAGGCTGAGAGAGATGTGCACTCACCATCGGCCTTCTTGGAATACAAGCTTAGGGCAAAATTAGGGCAAATTCAGGGCCTCTATAGACCGTATGAGGCCATGGGGAAGGTCCTGAAGCATCGTTTTTACTGGGCAGAAGCGGCCTACAGGCACGCTAGAGGGGTTCGAATCCCTATCTACGGTCCTACCTGTTGAGTTGCCAGCGGCCACAATCGACCCTAAGCCGACAGTGGATACGATGATGGCATCCTGCTAGCCTAGAGTTAATTTGGTCAAAGCCGATCTTTAGAGCTTGGCCCATATAAAGATTTAGCCCAAGGGAAGGCTAGCGATGCCAGACGCACAACCGCATGAAAAAATCATTGCAATACGTCAACGAAAAGCAGAAGCGGAACAGTGTGCTATTAAAGAAGATGAGCTTCGACACGCAAAACTAAAACTACAAGTTCATCAAGTAAGAAATGATCAACATTTCGATAAGTTAAATTCCCGCAACGCCGCTACTGAAAAGCGAAAAAAAACCCTAGCATTGACTAAGGGGTACCGGGAAGCAGAAAAACTTATAGAGAAACACAAAGAAACGCTTCTCCTTAAATATCGGCAATGTTTCCGGCTGGATGACTACGGACAAACGATTCTGGTCAATGAGAGTGGCTGGGTCTCGGAAATTGAATATTTTGTAAATGGGGTGATTGGAAATACAATCGAAAGCAGTATTTTTGCGAGAATAGATAAGAAAAAATTGTTTTCAGATATCGACTCCGTTATTAAGTCGGAAATTAGCAGTGCTATTCCTATAAAAAAGATACCATTCGATATGGAGGGAGTAGAGTATGAAAGCCATTGCGCAGAAGTCCTGAGAAATAGTGGTTGGAAGACCAGTCTCACGAAGGGAAGTGGTGATCAAGGAGTGGATATCCTTGCGATTAAAAATAATATAACGGTGGCAATTCAATGTAAGAGGCTTTCAAAGCCTGTGGGTAATAAAGCTGTACAGGAAGCATTTGCCGGTATGCAGTTCGTAAAAGGCAATTTTTCCGTAGTCGTCACAAATTCAAGTTACACACCAGGAGCTCGAGAGATCGCAAGAGAAACTGGCACATTTTTGTTAAATGATAATAATCTCCCTCAGCTTGAGTCACTAATCAAGCAAAGGTGTACGCCCTACTGAAAAATTCCTACACCGCTAACTCACAGTCTGCTTTTGGCTGATTGCAGGCTGTCGAGTCAAACAGAAAACGACCCTTAGCACCTTGATACGCATGATGGCTATAGGCTCCTAACTGTTTTCCGAGACATGACGTCCAACCAGTTATTTATTCAAGGAGAGAAATGAGTACCGCGAAGATTTCTGAGCCAATTTCAGGTGATAAGGCCTACCAAATACGTGCCCGCGCGGCGCTTCCTCTGCTTGTTCGTCAAGCGAAGGCGGGCGTCCCAGTTTTTTATTCCGATCTTGCCGAAGAACTGGGGATGCCTAACCCGCGCAACCTTAATTATGTTCTTGGGAGCATTGGCCAATCATTAGAACGTCTCTCAAAAATATGGAAAGTCAAGGTTCCACCTCTTCAGTGTCTCGTGATCAACAAAAGCACTGGCCTACCAGGAGAGGGTATTGGTTGGTTTCTCGTGAAAAAAGAGGACTTTTCAGCACTTCCGCTTCGCCAGAAGCGTGTCATTGTGGAGGCAGAACTTGCGCACGTCTTTTCCTTCTCTCGATGGGACGAAGTTCTTAAAGCGCTTTCGCTTGAGCCAGTAGCGTGCGACTTTTCGGCTGTCTTAAAAAAAGCCAGTGAGGGCTATGGCGGTGGAGAGAGCGAGGATCATAAGGCGCTCAAAGACTATGTTGCATGTAACCCGCGTGTCATCGGACTCAGCTCTAACTTTCCAGTAGGAGTGACCGAATTCCGGTTACCATCCGGTGACAGCCTTGACGTCTCGTTCAATAGCAAAGCGGTTTGGGTAGCTGCGGAGGTCAAATCTGCAGTCTCTGCGGAATCTGACATTGTAAGGGGGCTATTCCAATGCGTTAAATACGGTGCTGTTATGGACGCAGTGCTGCTCGCTGAAGCACGGCCTCAAATCGCGAGAGCGATCCTTGTATTGGAGTCCACATTTCCTCAATCACTGATACCGCTGAGGAATCTTCTTGGCATTGATGTTGTTGACGGCGTCAAGCCGCAAACTAGCGATAGCGAGTTAAATACTGCTCGCTCTGCTCAAAGAGTTAAAAAAATCGAGCTGGTTAGTCTTGCTTAGACTACGCATCAACTAATGGCCGTCACAGGCGATGCTCTGCACCGTCCGCTTTTGGCCGATAACATCACTCCGGCGTCATCATCACGGCGAGCGTCATCTTGATGAATTCCTCATTCCGGTCGATCGCTTCTAGGGCGCCGCGCACGTTGTCAGCGACGTCGGCAGCACCTCGCTGCTCGACCCAATTGGAAAGCTCCAGAATGGCCGCTTCGAGGGCGAGCTGGTTTTCGTTGATCTTGAATAGTAGGGAAGGTAGCAGGTCAGAATGTGGCATCGCGAATCCTCGGTTTTGAGGTCAGCGTAGCAGGGGGTTTTAGGTCGGCGGAACGCCGATGGGTGAATTTCAATGGGGCAAAAATGGGGCAAACCGTACGCCAATTCATGCCATTTAATGCCAAATGAACAAATAACACCTGAAGTCAAAAGAGCCCTACAGCCCTTTACTTACGGGGTCGTAGGGCTTTTTTGCTTTGGTACTGCAACACAATCGGCGTGTGTTGGCTGTTCAATTTTTCCTTTGTAAGCGGGATGAATTGGAGCACCTGGCGCACTCAACCATAAAGGATGCCAATGAAACCTTCCTCATTCATGGGAGCCGCCAGCAAATCACTGTGATGCTTTATGGATGGGTTTACCGGGCTGCAGCACTGTGGCCACCGCGACCACCAGGTCATCCAGCGACCATGGCTTATGCAGATATATTGTGGTGGCCGGCACTTGCGTCGAATCGATCAAATAGCCGGACGTCAGAATAGAGGCGATCGAGGGCCAGCGGCTTTGGATCATTTTGATGAACTCCATCCCTTGAATCTGCCCCGGCAACCCCTGATCCACTACAACAAGTGGGCATTGGCCTTGATGCTGAAGAAGGTAGGCCAGCGCGTCGTCTGCAGTCTCGAAAGCCATAGCAGTGGCGCCGACCTCGGTCAAGATTTCGGTCATCAATGAACGAAGGATAGGGTCATCCTCAATAACGATCACCGTACCTTCGATCGGCAGCATTCCTTCCCAGTTCACGATCACAAGACTTGTCCTTCACTGTCAGGTTTTTTGCCGTATCGAAAAGGACAGCATAGGTCGAATTCAGTTCGAGGTTGGGAAAAGATATTTCGGGAATTTGCTCGCGGAGGAGGGTGTAGGCCTGGTGGGACGTCGCTTCCTATCTTGGAGCGACAGTCACTGGCGACAATATTTGCTAGCGGCGACTAGAAATGTATGGGCGGTGGTACGAAAGAGGTAAGTTCAAAATACATATGCTCTGGAGGCCTTTATTTATAAGGCCTTCAGGATTAGATGTTCCAATCCATCATCGGAGCGACGGAGAAACGGCGGGAGAGCGGGGCGGGTGTGGCGTTGGATACGGACATGGGGGATCTGGAATCGGTGAGGCTGGGAGGTGGGGGAGTTTATCAGGATTGGGGGTTTGGTGAGGCTTGCGCCTTTCTTCAGCCATCGGAAACACCGTATTTAGTTACGTTTTCAACGACTGTTGAGCGCGTGTTTAAAAATACCCAGTGATACTTCGCACTGACTACAACACCTTGCGTCGTTGCCTACAGCTGAGACAGAATCCGCCGGCTTGTGCGTCCAGGGCATGGGTTCTATCGTTTGCCGGTCACTGAAAAAACCAGTGATCGGGTTTGGTAGGCCCGTAGCAT